ATTCTGCTGCTATAAGCACTGCAAATGATATTAAACTAAGTGCGGGACTTCATTCATTGACTGTTCCAAAACAAGCAGGAAATTCTCAATATTTAAATTACGCTCGTGTAGGTGGAACTGACGTAACTATGCGTATAGTACTATCATAAGGAGAAGGATATGGGAATTTTAGCAGGACTTATAAGTGAAAATGTTGATAGGCATACACAAGATATTACAACTCTTACCGCAACAGCTTCAATAACTACAGCAGATCATTCAGGTAGAACGCTTCTTATGGGTGAAGTAGGTGGTGACGCTGCTGCTACCTTTACACTTCCTGCAGCTACAGGAACTGGCAGTGTATTTAAATTTGTCGTTTCAGTAGTTAATACATCTAACTATTTAATCAAGGTAGCTGATGCTACAGATACGATAGATGGTCAAATTATAATTACTGATGCAGACGGCACTGCTGCTACTTCTTTTGTAACGGCTGCTGCTTCAGATACTATTACACTTAATGGAACAACTACTGGTGGAGGTGCTATTGGAGATTACGTTGAGGTAATTGATATAGCCTCTAATCAATATTCAGTAAGCGGTATGGTAACGTGTGCTGCTGGTTCAAACATTGCAACTATGTTTAGTGCTACGGTATCGTAATAATACTACGTGGATTGACAACACGATAAACTGTTAATACTACATAAATAAGGAAAGGAATACAAAATGGCAAGTTTTAAAATGACACAGGGTATATCGCGTGTCCCTGAAGATATGTTTGTTGAAGACGGTATGACTGTAACTTCAGGCGGTTTAACGGTTACTGCTGGTGGTCTAACTGTTACTGCAGGTACAACCGATTTGAGTGGATCATTTATACGAGATGTGGTTACTCTTACTGCAGACACTACGATTACGAATGCTGCTCATGCGGGGCGTATTTTGTTAATGGGTGAAGTTGGCGGCGATGCATCCGCTACTTTTACATTGCCAGCGGCAACAGGTACTGGTGCAGAGTTTAAGTTTATTGTATCTGTAGTAAATACCTCCAACTATGTAATTCAAGTTACTGGTGACGATACGATTGATGGTTCAGTAGTTGTTACGAATGATAGTACAGATGGTGGTACGGCTTCGCTTATTTCATGGCCTACTGTAGCTGCTTCAGATACTATTACTCTTAATGGTACGACTACTGGTGGTGTAAATATAGGAGACTATATTCTATTGACCGATATTGCTACGGACCAATATTCAGTAAGTGGATTGCTTAATGCTTCTGGAACTGAAGCTACACCATTTAGTGCTGCTGTATCCTAATGAATGATACTAATGCTGCTGCTGCTATGTGTAATAATGAAAAATGTACATGTAAAAATTGCACATGCGAAAATTGTCAATGTTTTCTTGGAAACCCTTGTGAATGTAGTGAAGGTAAAAATGAATGACACTAAGATTAAAAAATGCAGCAGCAGCATTAGACAGTACTAATCTTACTTCAGTTTATACTTGTCCTACAAATTTTACTGCAAGAATAAAAGAAGTATGGATAACAAATATAGATGGATCAAGTGCAGCTAATATAACTTTAAAATGGACAGATACTTCTGCAAGTGCTACGTATGATTTACTTAGTACTTTTAGTGTAGCTGCAGATAATTATACACAATTTTCTGATACTAATATAATACTAGAAGCAGGAGATATTTTTAAAGCACAAGCTTCTGCTGCAGACGATCTTACAGTATCATTATTTATTGAAGAAGAACTAAATGTTACAGGATAACTATTAATGCCAGATACTTCCTCTATATCTCCAGTTACAGTTTCTTTAGGTGGTGGTCTTATTTTAGATAGGGATGATTTCTCTATTCCACCGGGAGCAGCGGTAGCTTTACAAAATTTTGAGCCAAGTATAAAGGGGGGTTATCGAAGACTTACAGGAAGTAGTAAGTTTGATGATGATCAGGTAAATAGTACAAATACAATCTTAGGAGTTCAGGTATTTAATAGTGGAGTATTAGCCGCTTCAGGTAATCTATTAAAATTCAGTACAGGAAGTGGTTGGTCTGCAAGTATTGCTACAAGAACATCTGCTGGTCGTTATAAATTTGACGATTTCAATTTTACTAATGCTGAAAAAATAGTAATGGTAGATGATGTAAATCAAGCTGCTACATATGATGGTTCTACTTATACCCTATTGAGTAGTACTGGTGCTCCTGCTGATCCAGCTTCTGTAGCTGTGTTTAGGGATCATATATTTTTTGGAGGAATGTCTACTAACCCACAAGAAATTGTATTTACTGCACCCTTTCTTGAAAACGATTTTACGGCTGCAAACGGAGCAGGGTCTATAAAAGTTGATACAAGCATTGTGGAATTGAAGGTATTCCGTGATGCTTTATTTATTTTTGGTAAAGATAAAATATATAGACTTACTGGTACAAGTATAGCAGATTGGCAAGTAGTGCCTGTAACAAGAACACTGGGTTGTGCCGATGGATTTTCTGTACAGGAAATAGGTGGTGATCTTTTGTTTTTATCTCCAGATGGTCTAAGAACAATTGCTGCTACTGCTAGAATTGGTGACATAGAATTGGGTACTGTATCTAAACCAATTCAACCCCGTATTGAAGATATTGGTTTTGATAATGTTACTTCTGTTATTGTAAGAGGAAAAAGTCAATATAGATTATTTTATCCAAAAACAGGCGGCACTACAGAAAATAGTAGGGGTATTTTAGCTACATTAAAAAGGACACCAGAAGGAAGTATTGGATTTGAATATGCAGATTTAATCGGTATAAAGCCTTCATCTATGGATTCTGGTTTTATTAGTAACACCGAATATATAATTGAGGGAGGATACGATGGCTATGTACGTAGGCAAGAAAATGGAGATACCTTTGATGGCTCAAATGTAATAGCTATTTATCGTTCTCCTGATTTATCTCTTGGAGATACGGGCCTAAGAAAACTTATGCAACGAGTTATTTTAAATTACGAAGTAGAAGGAACAATAGCTGCAGAACTTAGAATTAGATATGATTCAGACGATAGAGATGTACCACAACCAGCAAAATTTGATATTACTTCTCCCGGTGGAATAGCAATTTTTGGTAGTTCTTCTTCTGAATATGCTAATGCAGTATATGGATCAAGTGGTGCTCCTATATTTAGAAGGGCTATTGAAGGATCAGGATTTCTAATTGCTGTTAAGCTTAACCATAATAGTTCTAATAATCCCTTTACTTTAAATTCATATCAATTAGAATTTACAACTGGAGGACGTAGATAATGGGTTCAACGTATACACGACAAAGTAGTACTGAAATAGTAGATGGAGAAGTTATTAATGCTTCAGATTTTAATAATGAGTTTGAACAGCTTGTATCTGCTTTTGCTGTATCTACTGGGCATAGCCATGACGGTACAACTGCTGAAGGTGGTCCTGTAACTAAGCTTTTAGGTACAGCTATTACTATTGGTGATGGTACGTCTGGAACAGATATTGCAGTAACTTTCGATGGTGAATCAAGTGATGGTGTTTTGACTTGGATGGAAGATGAAGATCATTTCAAGTTCTCTGATGATGTTGTAATAGATAGTAGTAAAAGAATATATTTGTATGATGAAGGTGGAGAATATATTTATGGTGATGGTACAGACTTATACTTAGTCTCTGGTGCGGATATTAATATTCCTGCAAACATCGGTTTAACATTTGGTAATGATGGGGAAAAGATTGAAGGTGATGGTACAGATTTAACAATTAGTGGTAATAATATTAAACTTACTGCCACGGCAGATGTCGTAATTCCTGCTGATGTAGGTATAACTTTTGGCACTGGTGAAAAGATAGAAGGAAATAGCACAGATTTAACAGTTACATCAGGAGCAGACATTAATCTTACTGCTACGTCTGATGTAAATATACCTTCTGGTGTTGGTGTAACATTTGGTGATGATGGTGAAAAGATTGAAGGGGATGGCACTGATCTAACAATTAGTGGTAATAATATTAATCTTACTGCTACAGCAGATGTAGTAATTCCTGCTGATGTTGGTATTACTTTTGGTTCTGGAGAAAAGATAGAAGGTAATAATACTGATTTAACTATTACCTCTGGTGCAGATATTGCTTTAACAGCTACAGGAGATGTAAATATACCCACTGATGTAGGGGTAACTTTTGGTGATGATGGGGAAAAGATTGAAGGGGATGGTACTGATTTGACTATTTCAGCTTCAGCTCTTTTTAATGTAGATGCTGGTACAGATATTGTTTTAGATGCAGGTGGAGGCGACATTTTCTTTAAAGATGATGGTACTACATTCGGTAGTGCTACTAATACTTCAGGTGATTTAATTATTAAGTCTGGTACTACTACTGCAATGACGTTCAGTGGTGCTAATGTAACATTTGCAGGAACTGTAACAATTGGTAGTGCAGGTATATCTGAAACAGAATTAGAAATTCTAGATGGTGCTACTGTAACAACTACAGAATTAAATTTAATTGATGGGGGAACTTCTAGAGGTACAACTGCTGTAGCAAGCGGTGATGGCATTCTTATAAATAATGCTGGTACAATGGCAATGACTAATGTAGATACAGTTTCAACTTATTTTTCAAGTCATAATGTTGGTGGTGGTAATATTGTTACAACTGGAGCACTTGATTCTGGTTCTATAACTTCTGGATTCGGTGCTATTGACAATGGAACATCTGGAATACGAACTGATACATTTACAGCAGAGACATCTATTGTTCCTGATGCTTCAGGAGGAGCAGACATAGGAACATCTTCTTTAGAATGGGGAGATGTGTATGTTGCAGATGATAAATATATTCAATTTGGTTCAGATCAAAATATTATAGTAGGCTACGATGAAGATGGAAATGATACTTTAGAATTTAAAGCAAATGTAGAAGCAGCAGCTTTAGGATTAACATTTAGTGCTGACCAAGCAGATGATAATGCAGATACATGGAAATTAAATTTTGCTGATGGAGGAACAATAACATGGCAAAGTTACACTTCAGGTT